ACTTTTTCAATTTTAATAAAACCCATTATATATTATATAACATATTTTTTTACTTTAAGAAAGTAAAACAAAAGTGATTAAACTTCGTTAAGTTTATTTTATCCAACTTTCGTAATAGTAATACTTGAATGTGCTACACCAGTATAAATTACACAACTACCAGTTCCACCGCTTCCAATATAAAATGTATTAGAACTTCCATTAGCACAATATAAAAAAGTAGCGGTATTGATAGTTGTTGTTGAACCAGCCGCAGGAGTAGTATTATCATTAAATAAATAGATAAAACCAGTTCCATCTATAAATGAACCTCCGCCACCTGCGTAAGCACCCACTCCACTTTGGATTTTTCCACCATTAGTAAATAATATAACATTAATTATATAAGTTCCAGTTTCTGGAAAAGTAAAAAAACCATTAGGATTATTCCACGCCGAAGCAATTGCTCCACCACTCGCAGTTACACTTGTAAAACTTGTTGTTCCACTTGTTCTAAAAAGAGTGCTTCCAATTCGGTTTCCAGCTGTTCCATAATCCGCATTACCTCCCCCTCCGCTAATTCCCCAGCGTTTTACCGTTGTTAAATCACGAGTAAAATTACCATTAAGGTTTGTAGTTCCTGTTATTGTTGTTGTTCCACCCCCAGCACTTCCTATGTTTGTATTTCCAACATTAGCACTATTTATTTCAGTTGTTCCGTTAATTTGGGTAATTCCCCCACTCACATTTCCTATGATTTTATTATTTGTTGAAGTAGCATTTACAGCACCATTAAGATTTGTAGTTCCTGAAAAGGTTGCTCCTCCATTAATAAATAATGCTCCTCCGCCTGACGAATTACCAATTGTAGTATTATTATTTGGATTAGCAGTATTTATATTTACATTTCCAGCGAGGTTATTTGTTCCATTTAAAACCCCTATATTATTAGTTCCGCTTAAAGTTGTTGTTCCAGTATAACTATTATTTCCGCTATAAGTAAGATTTCCAGTTAATAAAACATTTTGTAAAGTATTAGTAGCAGTAGAACTTGAAGTATCGGCATAGGCAGTTGTAGATAATTTTGTTGAATTATCCCCTGCTGATTGAGTTGGTGCTAATCCAATTATTTCTCCACTATTAACCTGTCCGCATGTTAGTAATCCACCTCCTCCAATAAATACATCGTCATTAAAAGTATTTACACCAGTAAAAGTATTATTTAATGATAAACTTGCTAAACCAATTGCCGTATTATTTACACGAGTTGTGACCCATGCTAAATTAGCGAGTTTTGTAGTATCTGTCTCGCCTTGACTTTGTGTTGAGGTTGAACCAGTAAAATTATTATTTGTATTTGAAAAAGTATTAATTCCACTCCAAGTATTAGTGTCTGCTAAAAGAGCAGATGCGCTTTGAGATGATGAATTATCTGCGTAACTCGTGGAAGCAAGTTTTGTTGAATTATCGTTTGCTGTAGCCGTTGCCGTAGTGCCTGTGATTAAACCTCCAACCGATAATGTATTACTAATAGTTATTGGACTATTTTGTGAAATAGGAAAAGTGACGGCATATAAGCCTATATTTTCTTTTGTTATGGATGTATCCTCCTCCTCCCACGCGCTGGGTTGATATGTATTAGTTAAAGGATTTGGCGGTGCTTCGTTAGACATAATATAATATACTATATTATTTTATGAATATATAATTTACTTGGTTTTTTTAGCACGAGGTTTCCTCGGTTTCTTAACTGGTGCTAAATCCGCTTGAGGTGCGGTCACAGCTAATTGAGTATTATCAGCTTCTTCCGCAATAATTTGATTAACGCTTTCTTGTGAAACTGGAACTTCTAAAAGTGGAGTTTCTGGCGACACTTCAAGTTTTTCTACGCCTTTTCCTTTCTTTGGTTTAGATACAACGCCTGGGTTTTCTTTTCGGTAAGCCTCTTTTACCTCTGGAGATTTCATAGCTTCCATATATTTTAGACCTTTTTCAGCAGCCATTTTCTTTACAAAATTAATCCATTTGTTTTGTTTCTTTGGTGTATCACTCATTATATTATAGTGAATATATTTTTGTTCGTTTTCTTCTATACCTTTTCCTTCAATTAAAGTTGAAGCCTTTGCGCCTAATGAAGTCACAGAGTTTGAAAGTTTCCTTAAATAACTATCATTTACGAATAATTGCTTCGTATTTTGCTTTATAAAATTATATATACTTTCGTTTCCTAAACTATTAGATTTTAATATTTCTAAAACAAATTGCTGGCAGTTATTGTTTTTAGCGGAGTATGTATAAAATCTACTACCCATTTGCCTTTCTGTTTTTGTAAGTAAATCTTTTAATGTAATATTATTACGATTAATAAATATATCTCTACACTCACTTTTGTCTCGGTTAAAAGTATTTGATACTTGGTTTAATTCAATAACAGCATTCTTTTCTAATGTAAATGTATTTCCATCTTTTAATGTAATAACTAAATATAAATGGAAAATATCGTCATATTCAGCATTTTCTATTCGGTTTTGAAACTCACCTAACGAGACTACATTTAAAGCCATTTGAATTAATTTTTGGACTGGTGTCCTACAAACTTTAATATGTGTAATTTCAATATCTCCAAATTGTTCTAAATTATTTCGTGCGCCTTGATTTAACCGAGTTGGATTTTGTAAAACCACTTGTGGTGTATCAATTATAGTTTTTCCTACTTTTTTAAAACCTTGTTTAATAACATTCAATAATCCTTTACCGAGTGATACTTTGGTTTGCCTCTGTTGAATATTAATTTTTTTTCGTGGCATATTAATATATATAATCATTTTATAAAATTGATATAAGGTTTTTCTATATAAAATATTAGAATGGAACTTGAATTATGGGATAATAAACTTAAACTTGAAAATAACGAAATATATAATTATAGAAGAACAAGTAATAATAGTAATAAAATAGATTGGTGTAAAATTAGTTTTACATTAACAAGTTGTTATTTATATTGTTATTTAACTAATAAATTAAAAAAACGAAAAGGTTTTTCAAAGCATAGATTAATGTATTTATTTTATAATCCTGATTTTGATATATTTAATCCAAAATTAGTAATAGACCATATTTCCAGAGATAAATTAGATAATTCTATTGAAAATTTAAGAGTTGGAACTCACCAAGAAAATATGTTTAATTTGGATGCGAAAGGGTGTTATAAAAAAGATAATATATGGATTGCTTCAATAACTTTTAATTGTAAATCAATTTATTTAGGAAGATATAAAACAAAAGAAGAAGCACGAGAAGCCTATTTAAAAGCAAAAAATGAACTTCATATTATATCTTCATAAAAATAAATAATATATATATAATGGATAAGAATAGTCTTCAAGATGTAATTACCGATGTAAAATCAAAAAGAGATGCTTTGTCTCTGGCTCATGAAGCTCTAAAAGAAGAAGCAGATAAATATAATAAAACAATTATTCTTTTGTCTCTTATAAATGGTTTTATTGAAACAACAAAATTAAAAATGAAGTGGGACGGAGATGAGGTTGCCTTATTTCCAATTTTTTTATCTTCTTTAATTGCCTGTGTATCAGCGTTAGTAAAGTTCAAAGATTTTCCTTCAAAAATGGAGACATTAGTTCAATCACAGTCTATGCTTACTGGTGTATTAACAAAATTACGAGGTCATAATGAATTAACTGATGATATGAAAAGTGAATATAATGACGCATTAGAACATTTAGAAGTGGCTATATATCCTGATACACGAAAGCATTTCTTAAAACAAAGTCATAAAAATTTAATTGATATTATGAAAGAGGATAAAAAATATTTTAAAGAAGTTCAAGAAATTAAAAGCCCAGATTATGTTCCAAGCGATACTTCAAGTGAAGAGGATAAACCTTCTATTAGTATCTTTAAGAGACATATAGAAACACAGACCACGCCAGAGGAATTAGAACTACCAATTCATTTTGGTGGTGATTAACATTCTTTTGCTTTTTCCATATAATCATAATATTCTTTTTCATTTGGATGAATTGGTATTTCTTGGATTGCTTCAAAAATATTTTTAACAAAAATACCAGTCTTTGCTTCATGATACTTTTCTAAATAAAAATCATTTAATCCTTGTAGATATTTTGGTAATACTTTATGAAAATCTAAACTAATTTTACGAAGTGTATCAAATTCGTCATTCCATTTTGTATTTTTATTTTCTTCTAAAAACCCACCAAATAGTAAAGTCATATTAAATACAATTGTTAAATAGAGACATATTCTAACTAATTTTTGTTGTTCGTCTGGCTTTAATGATTGTATATCTTCTACAATTTCATTATTTAAAATCTTAAATCCAAATTTAGATAAAATACCTTCTTCTAACATAAACTTTCCAACTTTTAAAATAGTTTCATCTTCATTCATTATATACTATATTATATTTTATAGTTATATATTTATAAAATATAAATCTATTATATATGCGAACCCTAATTCTTAATAAATCAAATGTGGTTCAAGGAAGTAATAATAGTGAGTATCAATACAACTTTCCTGGAGGTGGAATTAAACTTTTACAAGGTGAGAAGATTGCTCTTTCGTCTATTACTATGTTTTACAGCACTCCAAATATTACAAGTCTATATAATAATAATAAGTTTCAATATTTATGGATTGATGGATTTACTTATGATGTTAATATTCCAGATGGTTTTTATGAAGTATCAAATATTAATGATTTTCTACATCAAACTATGATTAATAATAAACATTATTTAATTGAAACTGCTACTGGAAACTTTGTATATTTTTTAACATTAGTAGCAAATAATGTGACTTATAAAATTGATCTAACAGCTTTTCCTATTAATACAACAATTTATCCTGGTGCTACATACAATCTACCAGCTGGCGCTTCATGGGTAGTTCCTGTTGGAGCTGCTATAAACCCACAATTAAATATTCTTGGTGCCTATACTTTTGGCACTGTTATTGGTTTTGCTAATCCAAGTGCGAATAATCTTTACCCTGCTGTAAATAATATTACAACTACGACTATTGTAAGTTCAACTATCACAGCCCAAGTATCTCCACTTTCTACTTTTACCTTAAAATGCTCTCTTGTAAATAATAATTATACCATTCCTAATTCAATTATTTATTCTTTTCCTCCATTTGGTTCATTTGGATCACAATTTTCTGTGACTCCGCCTGAGTTTTCTTTTATTGATATAAACGCAGGAAATTATGCGGATTTTAAAGTATCAATTACGGATCAAAATGATAGGCCTATTGTTATACTTGATCCAGATATTACAATTCTTTTAGTAATTAAAGGTCTTAACGAATAAAAATATAAATATAATATAATGGTTTATAGAATGAAAATGATTAAAGTGGGTAATGGATTAAAAGTAAGTAAAACAAAAATTGAAGATGTCTCGTTAAAAAAACCAGAGGTGCTTAAAGAAACTCGTGGAAAAGCCGAGTTAGAGAAATTAGTTCTTCGTGAAAATCCTAAAAAGTTTGTAAGTTTTCGTTGAACTTTTTTTTATTAACTCACCTTCATAAAATATATTTATATATTATAAATGTCCGCTGACGCAGTAGTGTTAGAGCAATCGCTTTCGGATGAAAGTTCGGTTCCACAATTCGTAGAAAAACAATATTTATATGTAAATGATAGTAATAACTCAAATTATTCATCTCAAATCGTTATTGATACTACATCTCTTTCAAATAGCGGATCGTATTTAGGATGGGCGGAGAGTTTTCTTGTAATGCCTTTGGTGCTTCAAATGAAGACGGCTGCTGCTGCTGTAGGTGTAAATGCGGATTATGTAATGGCTCTTAAATCTGGTTATTGGAATATGATCCACTCTCTATCGGTTGAACTAAATAATGGAAGTGTGGTTCAACAAACGCCTTTTGTAAATGTATATTCGTCTTTTAAATGTCTTACTTCATGGAGCGATGAAGACCTAAAACAACACGGTAAAGTGTGTGGTTTCTGTCCCGATACAGCAGATAGTTGGTTATTTAATCCTGTGACCCCAGCGGCTGCTGCTGGTAATTCTTTATCTCCAAATGGTCTTGGACTATGTAATAACCGCACATCACCTGCTATTACTCAAACAATCCTTGCTGCTTACACAAGTCTCCCTGCTGTAAAAACAGAGACAACTCTTTCTGGTAGTGATACTTCGGTTCAATACAACAAAGGTCTTCTATGTCGTCTAAAGTGGCTTAATTTTTCGGTAAATGCTGGTGCGGTTGCTGGTGCTGATAATAAAATGGCTCTTCTTGCTAAAAATACTGTTGGTTTAGGGCAAATCTTTAAATCGTATATTCAAAGTGATGTTGCTGGTAATCGTGCTATTCTTTTTCCTGCGATTATTCGTATGAAAGATGTATGTGATTTCTTTGATAAATTACCACTTCTAAAAGGTGCTGCTATGCGAATTTATATTAATACTAACCAGTGCTACTGCCAACTAACTGCTGCTAATGATACACAAGTTGCTACTGGTGGGGTCACGGTTGCTGGTAATCTTGCTCTTCGTTCTGCTCCAATTATTCTTGGTGGCGGTGGGACTAATCCACTACAAATTGCTTCTGCTGCTGTAGGACAAGGCTCACAAGGACTTGTTCCTCTTGCTGCTGCTGTTACACAAGTTGATGATATTGAAGTTGGTGTATCGGTCGTGCGAACTCAATTTAGCCAATTTGGTGCTAATACTTATTCGTGTCCTATTACTTCGGTTCGTCTTTACTGTCCTGCTTACACTATGACGCCGCAAGCAGAGGCTAAATATCTTTCTATGATGCCGACAAAGAAAATTGTATATGAGGATTTTTTCCAATATTCTATTCCAAATATCGGCACAGCACAAGACTTTAATGTTCTTGTTTCTAATGGTCTTGCTAATCTTAAATCGGTTGTTATGATGGGACACCTTCCACAAGCTTCTAATGGCGGCGCAGCTATTACTGCTGCCGCACCTGCTGGAGATTATGCTGGCTCGGTTGCTTCTTCCACACTACTATCTCCATTCAGTTCTACTGGCGGCGCACCTGACCCTGTGGCTGTAAGTAATTTTAATATTCAACTTTCTGGTAAAAATCTCTTTAACCAAAATAAACAATACGATTATGAGGTATTCGTGGAACAACTCCAACAATCTAACCAGCTTAACGGAGGAAAAACCACTGGCCTTGCTTCTGGTCTTATCGGTGAGGAGGACTTTTCTAACTTTTATCGTTATTATTACGCGGATTGCTCGCGTGGTCTTCCTGGTGAGGAAGGAGTGAGCCGTTCTATACAAATTCAAGGCCGTAATATGTCGGATGTTTCCGTTGATTATATGGTATTTGCTTGCTTTAGCCGTGAAATTGTATTGGATCTGCGTAGCGGCGCCCGATTAGAATAGATGTAGGTCTCGGGTATATCTATTACTATTTAACTAAATAAATAAAATAAAAAGTTTTTTTGCTTCATTAGCTCAATCGGTAGAGCGCACGACTGTTAATCGTGAGGTTATAGGTTCAAGCCCTATATGAAGCGTTATAATTTATTATAAGTAAATTATTTATAATAAATTGGTGAGTTAAATAGAAAAATATAATTCTATATTATATGAAAGTAAAAGATATACATGGAGATGGACTATTATCTGGTTTAAAAAAAGTAGGTAAGCAACTAAAACAGCCTGCTAAAGTAGTCGGTAAAGAAGTATTAAAGGAATTAGTTCCAATAGCAAAAGAGACCGCAAAAGAAGCCATTAAGCAAAAAATGAGTGGTTCTAAAAAAGAAAATGAAGGTGGATTTTTAGTGACTGGTGCTACAATCGGCGCCACACTACTTGCTAATGAACTGATGAAAAATCAAGGAAATGGTATTTATACTGCTGGAGTGAGATTATCGCCACAGCAATCTCGTAATCTCCGTATTGGTAAAGGTATTACTCTAAAAAAAGAAATGATTGATGAAGCTGGTCGTTTTTTAATGGGTCTTGGAGAGGCGGAGGCTAAAAAAGTAATGAAAGCCCTTTCTAAAAATAAAGGCGTAAAAATTACTCGTGATATGCTTAAAGATGTAATTGATAAAAAATCTGGTAAAGGTATTTTTGGTAAAATTGCTGCGGTTGCTGCGCCGATTATCGCCGAGCGTGTTATTGATGCTGGAGCAAAAGCAATTGAAAAGAAGATTGATGGCTCTGGTATTTATTCCTCTGGCGTTCGTGGGCGTGGTATTTTTGCTGCTGGTTCTGGTATGGGTAATGCTCTTCCAATTCAATTAGGAACGCCTTATATGCTTTCCAATAGTCCTGGTAATAAACCTTTTATTGATACTGGAATTTTAACTGGTAGTAAAAACTCTACTCGTGTATCAAAGCAAGGTTCTGGCGTTTGTATGTGATAAATAAACTAATAATATATAATGAATGGCGATTTTACAACTAATAATATAGAATTAACTAATCTTGCTAAAAAAATGAAACTTAATTTAGTAGGAATTTATAGCAAAGATAAGCTTCCTGATAAATGCTTTGTAGGCGGTTATATTGTTAATCTTGAAGACGATGATGCTGGAACAGGATCGCACTGGGTAGGTTTATATATAACTCCAAAAAAAGAAATTTTGTATTTTGATAGTTTTGGTCTTCCATTTCCAAAAGAAATAAAAGAATTCGTGAGTTTAAAACCAATAGCGATGAATAATCGCCAGATACAAAATATCAATTCCACACTATGTGGATATTACTGCTTATTTTTTTTAAAATATATAGAGACAAATATCAAAAATCAAAAAAAAAATATATTTGAAGTTTATGATGATTTCCTAAATATTTTTAGATATGATACAATTAAGAATGAAAATATTGTTAAACGATATTTTGGATTATAGGTAAAAAATGTAATATTATAATATATGTTTAGTGATAATATTACGGAGAGTTCTAAAAAATTATATACAAGTAATATTAAACGATTAAATAATGGAGACATACCTAAATCCGCTTCATTTTTAAAGGATTTTGATAAGATTAATTCTATTATTGAAAAATACTCACAAAATACTAAAAAATCATACTATATATCTATTGTTTCATATTTAAAAGATAAGAAGGTTCCAAAAAAAGTAAAGGATTATTGGACGGATAAAATGAATGACGCAAATAAAAAGTTTTTAGAAAAAAGCGATCAAAAAACACAAAAACAAAAGGATAATTGGTTGGAATGGGCGGAGGTTTTACAAATTCAAAAACAACTTGAAAATGATTTACCTAAAAAGGTCACTAATCAAAAAGATTATCAAAAATGTTTATCATATTTAGTTTTAAGCTTATATACTAAAATAAGCCCACGCAGAGTTCGTGATTATCATGAGATGAAAGTAGTTCCAGAGTATAAGGATACTATGAGTAAAGACTACAATTATTTAGATGTAAAAAATAAAAAATTTATATTTAATAATTATAAAACCAAAGGTGCTTATGGCACACAAGAACAAGATATTCCAGAGGATTTATTTAGTATCTTAAAAAAAATGTCTATTCCAAAAGAAAAGAAGTTTGAACCGATTGATATGATTTTAACTTATGACGGAGATAAGCCTGCTGGAAACTATATAACAAGATTATTAAATGGTGTATTCAAAAAGAATGTCTCTGCTTCATTATTAAGAAACATATATGTTTCCAATAAACTTGGAGACACTAAAAATGAAGCAAAAGAATTAGCCCAAGAAATGGGTTCAAGTGTAAATGTATTAAATAATGTTTATAATAAAGAGTAAAAATATTCCAAAAGTGGAATAAAAACAACACTTTTTATAATATTTATTATAAGTTGATTATAGGTTCTTCTATTTTTTTTCGTGTGTGTGTGTATTATTATTTATATATTAATTGTATAAAATAGTATAGTATATATATATAAGTGGAATATATTTATTGTAGTGTAATATATTTATTATAAAAGTGGAATAAAAACAACAACATTTATAAAAAAACAATTTCAAAAATGAAAAAGTTTTTCAAAGTATTTTGTAAAAAAACTTTCATTCTAATTTCTAAAAAGTGTTAATTTTATTCCAGTTTTGTAATAATTTCATTCCACATATTACCATATAACAATCGTTTTTTTTTAGAACGAAGACTATATAAATATGGAATAATGTCCTCTCTATCAATTAAAATACATAATCTTGATAAAACAAAATGATAGGATATGAGATTAGGATGCTCTTGATTTTTAATATTATCATAAATCTTACAAACTTTATTAAATAAAATATGTAATTTATCTATTTCTTCATTTGTAAAGGTAGGAACAAAAATATTCATTTGTCTCATGATACAATAAACTAATGGATAAAATTTTACTAATTTATTTCTTTGTAAAACTTCTTTTATTTCTTCTTGGTTCGTAAGTCCCTCGCATAAAGACATAACTTGATTATTTATATGAATAGCATTTCCACCTTGTATTTCATTTAATTTATTTCTAAAATGATTAAATCTTAAATATGGGGCGGAGGTTATAGCAGGCTTATCATAGAAAGAGGTAAAACCTTCAACAAAATAAGGTTGGACTGTATTACAAAATCGGCATATTTTTATAGTATCGTCTATAACAAAATCATGATTACAATTTGTCTCGGTTTCAATAATAGGATTTTCTTCATTCATTTCATTTTGAAAATCATCAAAAATATTATCGTAGTTCATACTATAAGAATAGAAAATTATATTTTTATATTATAAAAAATATAATTGAATTATATGAACGAAGAATTAGAACCTTGCCCGTCTTCGCATTATACCCCTTATGAAACAATTGATTTATTATTCAAAGATATTACATTTAATGAAGACGAAAATACATTAGAACCTACGGCTGGGCGCGAGATGCGTATGTTTAATAAAATACCTTTTGAAAAAGATTGGTGTGAGATTGATTTAGGACGAGATTTATTTACTTATGACTTTGGAGATAAAAAGTTTGATAAAATTATAACTAATCCACCATATCGGTCTAACCATAAACAAGGTCATAGAATTAATCTTGCTATTAAGACTATTGAAAAATCCTTTGAACTTTGTAAAGACGAATGTTGGTTTTTATTAAATAATCAAATGTTTAATTCTTTAACAAAAAAACGATTAGAAAAATATAAAGAATTAGGATTTTGTATTGTTTTTATGAGAGTATTAGAGATTAAATGTTGGTTCGGCAGATATTATTGGGTTTGTTTTAAAAAAGGAGGAAAATCTATTATAACATTTTAAAAAAAAAATAGATTAATAATTTATTTACTAAATACTATCCCACAGCTACACTTCCTCACGCGTATTTGGAATATTTTTTCATTCCAAAGCTGTTTTGTCTCACGCATATAATCTATTTCTTCATCATAAATAAAACATTTTTTAGTTTCACCATCAAAGTCTTTTGTAAAATCATAATATACTTTTTTACCATTTTCCATTCTACTATTTACAAAGTGTGGTTCAAAGCATATAAACGAACTACACGGACATGAAGTAATATTATAACCACTTTCAATTTCATAAGAACTATCAAACGATAAAGTATTAGTGCTGTTTTGGCGACATAAATTGTTTCTTCCAATAGGCGTAATATTTATCTCGTGGTATGTTCTATATTTTTTCGGCACACTATTTCTTTGTAGATAATTAGCGGAGGTTGAATAAGAATTACATTCAATTTTTTTCTTTTCGTCCCACATTAATTTTTGAATAATAGACCTTCTTTTTTCATTATCAGTAAGAGTATCATTTAAATGTTTTTGGTGTTTTTTAAGAGTATCAGTCATAGCCGACATTTTTCTATAAATAAATAAATATATTTACGATCAATTTTATTTTTTCAAAATGAGATTAGTGATAATTCTCACTTTATAAAAATAAAATTTAGTTTTTTTGTAATATATGATAATTTTAGATTATTTACCAAGTTAGATTAATTACAATTTACATTTTTTACTCGTAGAAAATCAATTTACATTATAAAATCGTAGAAATTTTAAAATAAATACAAATATTTAATCTAAATGGTAAATAATCTAAATATTCGTGTAAATAATCTATTTTTTTAGGTATTTAATCTATTTTTTTTAGGTATTTTATCTATCTGCTTCGGCAAAGATTTTTTCTAACTTATCCAGATCAAAATTAAACCCTCTAATCATATCCATAGTATCACTTTTTTTTCTTGCTTGTGGTTTTGGTGCTGGTCGTGGTTTTGGTTTTGCTCCAATTATAGTTTGCCTTACTACTGGTGGGGCGCTTCCAATTACTCTTGCTTGTGGTCGCGGTGGTGGTGGTTTGGATACTTCTGCTGGTTTTACGATATTTAAATCAAGAGTAGTTCCTGATACTTCTTTTCGTGGTTCATCAAACTCTTTTTTGCGGTCGGCGATCCTTTGGATAAGTTCGCTTTCAACTTTACTTGGTGTTCCACTCTTATTTACATAAGATATTAATTTAGTAATTAAATTTTGTTTCAATTCTTTTTTATTATATTTTACACCAGCTTCATCTAATAAATCCATAATAGATTGTTTAGTAATATTTACAGGAAGGTCTTTTGATATATTTCTACTATTAACATTTTGTTTATTATCACCAATAATGATATGATGTTTTTTTTTAGATTGCGTCATGTAGAAGCCTCCAATTTTTTTTGCTGTAATTTTCATTATAATATAGAATTATATTTTTTTTATACGATAGATTGTAATGTGGAAAGTCCAGTTTTTTTATCTATACGATTAATACCAATAAAATATAAAATTAAACTACGAAGTTCATTAATTACTTCTGGAGAGTTCCCTCCAGCAAGATAATGACCCTTTACGATTGCTAATCGTTTTTCTTTTTCTGCTTCCTCATCAGTTGGAGACACATCCATAATTCCAAATTGTCTCCCACATCCGCTTCTAACAATAAAGTTTTCAAATAATTTCTTTTCGTCAGGGTCTAACTCTTTTAAAATACGAGTATCTACTTTTTGTGATTTTTCAAGATTTTTCATTAATTCGTAAAATAAATCACTTACGGCTACATTTTTAGAAAAATATGGATTAACAGCGCCGGATGGATATTTAACACTAAACATTTGTTTCTCATCTAATAGTCGGTTGTTATATTTTAATTTACCAACTTGTATCCACCGACTAATCGGCTCTAACACTTTATCTGTAATAGTTCGCATACCACGACCTTTTTTACCTTGTATAAAAGCTGCTACTCCTTTGGTTGAAGATTCTTTTCTTTGTTGTTCTGTTTTTGAAGCTCCTTTTGTTCTTAATCCTAATAGATTTGCTACTCCTTTTGAAGCACTTGAAGCAAGTCTTTCTGTAGCTGATACAGTTCTTGATGGAACTTTTTTTGGTTGGTAGGGTGTTGAAATATCGGATCGCGCGAGTTCTGCTCTCCTTTCGGCTGCTTCGTCTGCTGCTGCTTTTTTTGATGCTGGGGCTGTTGCTGTTGCTTCTTCTGCTTTTTTAAAAGCTCCTAATTTTTTTTCTTCTCCTGCTGTAAGTGGCTTTGCGTTTGATTTACTATTTACTTTTTTAAATATTTCTTTTTTCGTTTTTTCATTATCAAAAAGAATATTTTTTTCTGCTGCGGTTTTATAAACTTTTTCTATTTTATTTTCTAAAATACTCGTTGATTTGTTTCTTATTTCAGCACTTTTTCTTTTACTATCTATTTCAATAAGTTCTCTAACTAAATCTGCTTCTTGTGAGTTATACACTTCCTTTAAGCCTCCAATTAATTTATTTGCTCGTTCATCAGCAAAATCAAATATTTCTTTTTTTCTTGAACCTCGTTTTGTATCAATATTAAAACGATGATTGATTTCTCCAGCTTTTTCAAACATTTTTTCTTTTTGTGTTCGTAGGATTTTAACTTTTGTTGGGTTATTATCTCCAAGTATTTCAGTTTTTAGTTCAATATCTTTTTTTGTAAGATTGATTAATAAATCTTCATATTGCCGTCCAAATTGTAATTCTTCTTCTAAAAACTCTGTTTCGGCTTCATTCAAGTCTTTTTTAAAATCTATAAATCCTTCTTTTTTACCTTCGTTAAAATCACTTGCTACTTTTTTAATTGTATCAAATAATCTATTACGAACACCTGGATAGGCTTGAATAGTTGCTTTTTCTGATGATGGTTCTACACTTTTTGAACGAGGGGTTTTGACTTCTGGAACTACTACATCTCTTGATACACTTCTTGAACGCGGTAGTGGTTTTGTGGCTCTTTTTGGTTCTGTTTTTACTTCTACTATTGAACGAGGTGTATCACTTCCAAAGCCTCTCGGGGGGCGTGGTGGCGGTGTAGTTTTTTCTTCTGCTGCTGGTGCGTCGGCATATCTACTTCTTTGAGGCGGTTTTGATTTAGGCATAGGAGACCTTCCTCGTGTGACTGGAGGCCTTCCTCGTGTGACTGGATCTTCTTCTTCAAGACTTGCTAATAGTGCTACACGCTGATCGTCACTTAAAACAATACGAGGCCTTCCTCTAACAGTATCAGATGTTGCTGATCGGCCTCGTATAGGACTGGGGCCTACAAGAACATTTGTATCACTAATCGCACGAGGTTGATTTCCTAATACACTATCACTACTATCTCGTGATTTACTTCTTCCACGAGTAGAACCACGAGATAAAGCTCGTCCTCGTGGAACAATACTTGATTTGGATATTTGGCGCATTAAATTAATTGCCTCTTGTGCTTCTTGCTGTGCTGGCGATACAATTCCTTCTGTTAATTCAATTTCCTCTTCTAATTCTATTTCTGCTGCTGGCTCTTCCATAATACTATCTAAAATAACTTCAATCATATTTTTTTGGTCTTCATTAAGATTTTGGAATAATTTTCTATAATTTTTTCCTTTTCGTAATTCATTTCTCCAGTCTTCAATAGATCCAATATCTTTATAAGCGTCCATTAAAGTTACTACGAATTGTTCTTGGTCGGCTTCACTTAAACTTTGTAATTTATCTATAATTTTTTTATCTGGAAGGAAAGTTGAAAATTCTTCTAACTCTTCTTTTAGTTCAGGTGTATCTTTTGCGATTTGTTGTATAAATTCTTTTGAAGGAATAATATTTTGTAATTCTTCTGGCTCATTTACGGCTGATTGTTGTCCTAATCCTTTTTGAGATAAAACATCGTTGATGTATTTACTAAAATATTGATTAAAATCGTCTGGCGTGATTAATCGCGCATCAACTCTTTCAAGGCGCTGTTTAAAATCATTCCAGTAAATATTTAATATTTTTTGTTTTGAAGTAGATAATAAATTAAGAATATTCCTAACTTTATTTGGTAAAAACATAGTTAATAGATTGTCTCTGGCTCGCATCATAGTTGAATTATCGTCATTTGCTACTTCCGCTTGGCTCATAATTTGAGCTGGTTCAATTTCAGGTGTTATTCCAAAGCGGACATTTTTTCTCGCTGTGGCTATATTATTATCATTCGCTATTTCAATTCGTAGATTTTCTTTTTGTTCTTTTAATTTTTTTGCTAAATCCATTTTACTTTTAACATTTCTAATCAGCATTTTATAATATAAATGTATATTTTTATATAAAAAAACTATTTAGAGATTTTCTATAAAAAAATATATGACGGACGAAGACGAGTATTTTAAACAATTCTACAATTTCTTACTTGAAAATGAAAAATCCTTTCATAGTTGGTCTCCATTCCCTATTGATAAAATTGATAAATTACCAATTAGAATTGAAACTGGTTTTGATATAAACCATAATTTAGTAATTTGTATTATGAAACTTCATAAAGAGATGTCTGCTCCTCTATATAGAAAAAGAATTAAAGACTTTATGAAATTAAAAGAGTTTATTACAACAATTAAAGAAATGAAGTTTAATAATGAAATTGGAATTTTTCCAGATAAGCCACTAATTAATCATGGAGACATATTTAAATGTGATAATCTTGAACTAAAAACCCTTGAATGTCCTATTTGCTTTGAAAAAACGGATTGTAAAACAAAATGCCGTCATCCTCTTTGTGTTAGATGTGAGACGCAGTTATTTATTAATAAAAAGGCTACTTGTCCTTTATGTAGAAAGTGTCTTTCTTATTGCCATCATGAAGTTGAAGAGGGACCAGATAGTGATGAAGAAATTATTGTTGATGAAGAAGATTAACGATTTTTTTTTGCTAAATAATATAATTTTAATAATTTGTTATATAAATAAGAATAAATAATAATTGATTTATTTTTAATATAAGAACCAATTATTAAAAAACTTTCAAACATATTATATTATATTTTTATTTTATATAATATGATAGATTATTTTTGCTTCTAAATACTTGGCGTGTGCTTCTTCCTCCGTTGTATAACTTCCTAAATGTTTTTTTTTTCCATTAAGACAGATATACGCTTCCCATTTATTTCTTTTTTTAATAAAAGAACACCCTTTTGCTGCTGTATTAAAAGCGTTTTGTTGTGGAGTAGCAATCCGTAGATTTTCAATAGAATTATTTAATTTGTTTCTATCTATATGATCTATTAGTATTTTTTTATTGAAAATATCAAAATCAAAATTAAAAAATAAATAAATTAATCTGTGGAATGAAAATCCTCTTGCTATTTTATTTTCGTTTAATAAAAAACAAATTAAATATCCATTATCTTTTAAGGTAAAGGTTATTTTAAACCAGTAATTTCTTGTTTTTGTTTTTTTATATAAATATATTTCATTATTTTCTAATTTTAGATGATTATTCCAAATAACTAATTCCATATCTATAATATAGAGTATATTATTACTTTATATTGATTATTCATATAAAATTAAATGTCTATTTTCATTTTCTTTTTCCACATTTCGTATATGAACTTTTGATTTTTCATGTTGGGTTTTATACATAAAACTATAAGTTTTTTTACACGCTCTACAATAATGGTTTGGAGTTTGCCTCGTGTATGGTTTATCGTAAGAATTAATTGGTGTTTTTATTTCATTCATTTTATGTGTCTCGCTTGATAAATGTTGGTTCATTAAATCTTTTGGAACAGACTGACTACAAGAACATCGTGTGTATTTAGCTTGTAATTTATCTACAATTAAAACTTTGTCTCTATTAAAAAAATAAATATGTTTCAAAGTTTCTAATACATTTTCATCTTTAAACGAATTAAATGCTTTTTCGGCTTCGGCTCTATCGTTATACACGCCTACATATATTCTACAATTATGACCTTGCCTTACCACCGATAATCTAATTTTATAATTTTGAATTAAATCATATTTTGCGGCGTAATACATATATTTAATTAGTAAATATATTTATATAGTAATATGGAATTTATTTCTTTGTCTCGGTCACCAAGAAAAAATAAAAGATTTGTTTTTGAATACAAAGATGGTGATAAAATAAAAAAAATTCATTTTGGATACGAAGGTGGAAGCACTTATATTGATAATAAAGATATTACAAAAAGGAAGAATTATTTGGCGAGACATAAAGTAAATGAAAATTGGACGAAAATTAATCCAGGCTCGTTGTCTCGCTGGGTTTTGTGGGGAGATACAACTTCATTAAAAGAAAATCTTGAAGACTATTTGGATAGATTTAAAATAAAAAATTAATATATATGACTTATACTTATAAACAAACATTTAATCTTATTTTTAATCAACCACTAAATAAATCCAATACAATCCAAGAATTGTCTAAATTATCTAATATTCCAATTGATATATTAGAAGATGTAAAGTCCAGAGGCGAGGGCGCATATAGCAATACAAGTTCGGTTCGTCTAAAAGGTTCTTTTAAAAAAGATGGTGATCTACGAAAAGGACCACGATTAAATATGGAGCAGTGGAGTATAGCAAGAATTTACGCTTTTATTGTAAAAAGCATTATTGGAATGAATAAAGCTAAAAAACCACAGGATTTAGATTTATTTGAAAAAATAAAAGATAAAGTTATTAAATTAGAATTGGTGTAATAATTCAATAAAAACACTATGATTTGTATTATTATATTGATTTACATCATTTGTAAAAATAATTTTATAATCATTATGCGTAATAGTTTCATCTTCAAGAAAATTCATGATATTAATATCATCTTGTAAATCAAGGTTTGGTTTTGGTTTAATTCCTAAATAATTTTCAATTAGAACTTTTAGTGTGGTTTTTCCTGTGCGTCGTTTTCCAAAAATAACAAGTGTTTTTTCAAGGTCATTATTTTTATCATTATCAATTAAATTATATTTCATTTTATTTGTAAAATAAATTAATTCTTTGTAATCTTTTAGTTGAATATAATCTTTAAAACTTTCCATTATAATAGTATAGAGTATTTCTTTATATTATATTCTATAAAAAAATACATAAAATTAAAGAGCCATACCAATTTTGTATTTAATAATTAATGCTTCAAGTTCAGTTTGAAAATCACTTTTTTTTTTAGTTTTTCAATTTCTTCCTTTAAAAATTCATTTTCTTCTTTTAAATTTTTATTTTCAAAAAGTAATTGCGAGTTTTCTTTTGAAACTTGATTTGCTAATTCTTGGTTGTTAATTTGTTTATTTTTACATAGAATACATCTGGAATATCGTCCTCCATTTACTTTTACAGGAAAATCATTTATATTTTTAATATTTTTACAAAGAGAGCATTTTTTTTGTAAAAATCTTTCATATGAAGCCATTATATATATCATATTTGTATAGAAAAATTACGATCAATTTTATTTTTTAAAATGAATTAGCCTCTACATTTAAGTGTTTCATGATTTTAATTAAATTATCACTAATTTCTTTCCTTAACTCACTATTTTCTTTCCTTAATTCTGTAATGGTTTCTTGTGCGTTTTGGTGGCGTAAGTTCATTTCAGTATATTCGTGAGTTGATTTTTTAAATTCTTTTGATAATTTTTCAATTGTTTCTTGTGCCTTGATTTTTCCTTGATCTTTTGCTGTTCTTTTTTCGGCATCAATATATTCCATAAGTTTTGGACTTTTTAATAACTCCTTAAAATATTTATCATTTTCTAATTGATTAATAAGAACCTTATTTTGTTTGTGATATAGACACCCTTTACATAAGGCCGACCATTTGAGTGTTTCATCTGTTTTTCCAATTTGTTTAAAGTTTTCAATTCTTACTTCCTTTGATACGCCACATCTACTACATTTTTTAGTTTCATAATTACTCATTATAATATTCTATATAACACCTTTATATTCTTTGTGGAATATATTTATTTAGGTTAGTGGAATAAATTTAACACTTTTTAGAAAAAAAGTTGAAAGTTTTTTAGAAAAAATCTTGAAAAAAGATTTTCATTTTTGAATTCGTTTTTTCTAAATGTTGTTGTTTTTATTCCACTAACTGGATAAAAAATATTCCACTACAATAAATATATTCCACTTATATATATATACTATACTATTTTATACAATAAATAATATATATATATATAACGCACACGCAAGGAAAAAAAAAGTAAAATACAAAGAACGAGCAACCAAATTTTATAAAAAGTGTTAATTTTATTCCAGTTAGTGGAATAAAAATATTCCATTTATAAAATATACATTATATAAAAATGGCTAATTTAGTTGATAGTAATAAGTTTGCTACTTTTGATGATTATTATACTACAAAATCTACATGGGAACAAATAGCTCACCTCATTCCAAAAGATAAAATTATATGGGAAGCCTTTTGTCTCCATTCTAAAAAATCTAAATCTATAAATAATTTGAAAGAATTAGGTTTTAATGTAGTTGGAAATACTGATATTGATTTTTTTAACACAGATACACGACCTGATTATGATATAATTGTTTCTAACCCTCCTTTTGATAAAAATATTAAAATACCTATCTTAAAAAGATTAGTTGCGGATGATAAACCATTTATACTTGTTATGAACTCCATGAATATATACTCTAACTACTTTAATGAAATATTTGCGGATAATAAAAAAGATTTACAAGTTATTATTCCACGAGGTAAAATATATTTTGAAAAATTGGAAGGAGACATAACTATCCTTCGTAAAAATACTTCTTTTTATTGTGTTTATGTATGCTTTAAAATGAATATACCAAATGAAAAATTATGGTTAAAATAAAATTGAAATAAAATTGATCGTAAATATATTATAAGATTTATATAGAAAAAATGGCTCACACTATGAAAAAGATTAAAATGAATTGCTGTATTAAGGGTAATAATCTTAAAGAAGGTGGTTCTTGTATGGTTGATGGAGAACAATTTAAATATTTATTTGGTGATTATTATTCTAAAGCTTTTATTAAAGAAATTGATGATGAAACTTTCTTTACTATTAGATTTTGGTATGAAAAAGATAAAAAAGAAGAAATGTCTGTTAATGCTGATATGTATTGGAATATTGAAGACGCCGAAATGTCTAATCAAGAAAAATATAGTGATGAATTTGAAAAGATTAAATATTATAGTTATAATACGAGTAGTGGAATTGCTATGACGCTATGCGGTATTGATTTTCAAGAAGAAGAAGAAAATTAAAAAATTGTATATATATTTTTTTTACCAAAAATAAAATTGAAAATAAAATTGATCGTAAATATATTATAAGATTTATATAGAAAAAATGGCTTACAACAAAAAGGAAATGGCTCTTGAAAGGATTGAAACATGGCGCGAGTGCCAGATACAATTTAATCAACAATTTACTACAGAAGAAACATTATCTTATATTAAACAAGTTTGCGATAAGTATGATTTTGGACCAGAACATGTAAAAGAACTATTTGATGAAGTTGAAAATCCTTTTGTATATAATATTGAGAAAGACGAAATATACAACCAAGAAGAAGAAGAAGAAGAAGAAGTGAAAAAAATGGATTTTTGTGACGACATTTGGGGGCTTATTAAAGAGTTTGCTGGTATTCATAATTTAAAGGGTTGGGATAAAATTGGTAAATTAGGTATTGATAAAATCCACGACTTTTATAGACGAAATTACCGAAGGCGTCTTACGAATTATAAAAACAACGCATATACATCAAAAGTAATGATTTTTAAAAAAATATTACCTTCTATTACTTATGAGAGGTCTGTAAAATTATTAGATTTATTACCTAAACCAAAAGAAGATATGACTATTCAAAATCAATCTATCTTTAAAGTGGGCGATGAAGTTGCTACATACGATTTTTGTGGTATTATCAAAAAGATTGGAAAAAGAATTAGTATTCAAAAATATACAGAGGAAAACGGTTATGATGAAGATTTTAATGCTTTTCAAAATCAATCCTATACACGAATTATTTATATATACAATAAATCAGTTTTACAAAAAGTTTGTTGTATATCACCAGATAGTATTAGTTATGTTAAAAGAGAAGGTATTATTTATAGATTTAATGATAATAGTTTTAAAAACCCTGGTTATGATGTTTCTAAAATATTTGAATATAGAGATAGAACTATGGATTATGGTCGTTAATAAATTAATTTAAAGTTTTTTTTTATATTCTATATAATGGGACAGAAAGAAAATCAAAAGAATTATCGTCTAAAAAATAAAGATTATTTATATAAACAGACGAAAGAATGGAAAGAAAAAAATAAATCAAAAGTTCAATTTTACTCCGCTAAACAATATATTTATAGAAAAGAGCTTCTACGACTTGGTAGAATTGATTTAAATTAATTTAAACATTTTTTATATTTTCTATATAAATGAGTGTTATATCTCTTCTTGAAGAACTTGTCTCGCTTGGTGTTTTTGTAAAATGTAATTCATGTTGTAATTATATTTATAAAGATAGTCTTGATTTTAGTGAAGTTGTAGAGACACCAAATGGTAATGCTTATTGTGGTTATTGTAAAGGTAATGTATCTTTTTGCGCCGATTGTGATGAAGAAGGTTATGAACCCCATTCTAATGGTAATAATTATTGTATGTCTTGTTTTCATGAAGAAGAAGAATAATAATAATATAAAGATATGTTCTATAATATTATTAATGAGATGTAAATTATGTTATAAGCATAAAACAAATAAAGAATTAAATATGAATAAAAATTGGTGTAATGAATGTATTGCGACCAAGTTAGACACTTGTGAATGTGAAAAAGGAAAATTTAAAGATTGTCTCTATTGCGATAAATGTTTTTTTAGAAAATATTTTGCTCGTGAGATTGTATCTAATAAAAAATAACTATTCTTTATCAGTCTCTTCAATCTCATAGAACTCATTAAAATTTTTTCTAAAAGGGCATTCCATATCATCTAAACAAAACATTAGAAAGCCCATATTTTTTACTGCGTCTTGATAAATATCTTTCAATACTTTTTTTTTTAAGCCGATGGAACATTCTTTTGAAATCATAGCAAGATTACGACTACTGCTTACTTGCTTTAAAAGTAAATGGGTAATATTGTTTCGTATCATTTTTGGAATAGCATAAAAAGACTGACTGATATAAACAAGACTAACACCTTTTTTTCTTGCTCGTAAAAAATACTCACTAATAGGTGCTTGTTCTTTTGGACTTCTATTAACAAGGTCATCTAAAACAATAAGAGAGTTTTCTTCTTTGTTAAAATCTTTTAAATTAGGTAAGCCGTCTTTATCCATCTCTGTAATCTTAACTCCTCCTTTTTCACCGCCTGACTGATCGTAAAGATATGAATAAAGTGGCTCATCTTTACATGCTGTGACGACTACGATTTTAGCAAAAGTATCGGGCATTTGATATATCAAGTTTAATAATGTATTGGTTTTTCCACTACCAGAGCTTCCTACGATTAACATTCTAAAAGGTAATTTAATCTTATGCTTTTCGTAGTGTGGGTTGTCTCGTTTATCTAAATATTTTTTCATATTTTTTTGTTCGTAAAAATTAATTACATTCATTATATTATATGTTTCTATTTTTTATTAAAATAATTTTATATAATATATGACTTCTACTGGAAATGAACCAATAGATAATAGATATGATAATTATGTCCCTTACAATTGGAGACAGCAAGTAGCAAATTCTTTTTCAAGTGCTATTGCTTATACATGGAGTGCTATACAAACATTTACAGCTGGAATAAAAACTAATGATATTTTTTGCGAGACTGCTGGAGCCATAGAAGCAACCCTATATAGTGATATTGGTTTTGGACGAGATGTTGTTATTGGAAATGTTTTATCTAATACAAAAATGAATAATGTATCGGCACTTACTGCGAGTAGTGGATGTAATTTTCTATTAAATCAAGTTGGAGGTATAGCCACTTTATGTGATGCTCCAGCAAGAACCGCACCATTAA